AGGCTTTGCGCTGTGGTATTGAAAATAGAAACCTTCGTAGTTGGGAATGGGATTAATTGCACATAACACCAAGCTAGCCGCCGTACTTGTATGGCTGCTGGCGACTGTTATCTACCGTTTTAATGGTAGATTTAATTAATCCTTACCGAGTTTATACAACTCAGGATCTAATTCACGAATCCACCTTTGCGTTCTGGAATACGCCTTATCAAATGATGTCTTAGAGTATTTAGGCTTGTTGGCTACTAGGTAAACCTGAGCCTTCAACACACGGTCTAACCACCATTTGGTAGAGTCTACATGACCCCTACCGCAATTACAACACTTCAATATCATAAGTTCATCAATAAGTTAATGGGTGTCTTGCCTTCATCTAGGATAACAGCACAGCCTACAGCAGGCTTCTTACCCCGTTTAGCGTAGGCCATAGCATAACTCTCATGGTCAATACCGCAGCCTACTTGAAGGCCGAATATCTTAAACTTCTGACCTACTAGCCAGTGGGTATAGCATTGAGTGTGCAAATGACCCTGCACTGTTGGCATCATATCAGACTGTGCCTTTGTTCTAGCTGTGCCTGCTTCGCCGTGAATGTACTGAACCCCGTCTATTACCGTTCTATCTACGAAGTCCCAACTAGGAACTTCTAAAACGTCTTTGTATTCCTTGATCCATTTAGCGGGTACGGCACTAGATTGAGCCTTTCGCATTACCATTCTATCGTGATTACCAATTATAACGGTAGCCCTTGGGAAGGCTTGATACCATCCAGCTAATCTATCAATAGCCGCGTCTAGTTCATCGCCCCCACCCATACCATCAGCATCTGTCTCATGAAAGCTGCTGTAGTGATTATCTATCACATCGCCGATAAACACAATCTTATTACAGTTGAATCTATCCCTTTGCTCAATGCAGAAGTCTAAGTAACCATCTAAGCTAAAAGGCTCGTGAAGGTCGCCTATTACTAGCACCCTGTTACTACTATCCTTTAGGCTTCTAACGTGACTCGCTAAGCCACCTGTTAATCTTGGTCTATTCATATTCTAAATAATGAAAATTCTATTCTTGGCTGCTCCTTATCTACGTACCTAGCCGCACTTATACCCGCGCACTTATTATCGTTAGGGAAAGCGTTAACCGTTTGTAAGCAATCTAGCACCACCTTTAAAGCGTTGTCTAGATCAGCCCGTTTAGATGGGTAGTAGATGTCTATGTAGATCGTGAAGTAACCTTGTATTTGTGCATTCCGGTACTTATCGCATTGAGCTATAAAGCTCTGCTCATACTTCTTTAGCTCAGCGGCCTTGTACATATAGCTGCGCTTGCCATTACAGTTTATCCGGTATTGGTTAGACTTACTTGGTACTTTGCCTAGTATTGTCTGCCTGTGCATGGCTACGAATATACGGCTTTATTTAATACGCCCACGCTTATCTACTGAACGAAGCGCAAAATAACCGCCGATAATAGTCAATAGCAGCGTTTGGAAGATTGGAAGGTAAGCGGGTTGAACGCTAAACTCACCTAAGTTACCATCAGTAAATAGTAGGATGGTGAAGATAAGCACAGCCCACACTAACACTAGCGGCCTTACGTTCCGGCTTAACCAGCTCTTACTAGCCATGTCGCTATCCCATCGGCTGCTAATCTCCTTTTCAATCTGAGCCATTACAGCGGCCTTCTCATCTGGCGTCTGTACAAACTTATCTACCACATTACCAATACCCTCAACAGCGCCCTTAATACCACCCTCAGCGATACCGCCCGCCGTGTTACCTTTAATGAAGTCTGATATCTTACCCATGTCTCTTTTCTTTCTTTCCGTGTGATCGCATTAACCGCTTTTCTGTCTCTAATACAGCTACCCTTTTCTCTAGTTCTATGTTTGAATTGCGTAAAGAATCAAGCTCTTTTAGCCGCTTCTTTAAGTACCAACCGATACCACTTAGAATAGCTACACCGCCAGCCTCCGCATACGCTAGTATTTCAGTTACTAAGTCCACGCCTTGTACCTAGTTTTACCGTTGGAACTGTAAGCGCGCAGTATTTGACCCCTGTTATTACCGTCTCTATAACTGATATGAACCCACGCCGGATTATCCTCATCGCCAAACTCATGTATTAGCTGGTCGAACTCTAGGTTATCCCGTACAAACTCAAATATCTCCTGGTTAGTTAAACCTCCGTAAACATCAGCATCTAAATCTAACGCCTCACCTAAGCTATGCTGGCTTGATGTGCTGCCGCCTATTCGTCTATTCAGCGCTAAGGATCTGTAACCGCTAGTAACTGCAATGGGTTTGCCAAAGTAATCCCTAATAGGCTGGAATATCATTTTAGCGGTTCGCTCTAACGCCGCTAGATGTCCGGCGCTTGGCCTGTTATCTATACCGTGACGTATTGCGGTAGCGCTTTTAGTGGCTTCTGATAATGATAGGTTAGGGCTTAGGTTCATTCTTAGCTTGTCTTAGGTGGTTTATTTTGTACACTGTGTAAATGATAGCAAACAAAAAAGAAACACTAGCCAAGAACTCCTTAACTAAGGTGAACGCTTCTGTATATTCTGATACGGTTAGGTCAAGTAATCCGCCAGCTAAGAACAAACCCCACACTTTCGCTAAACTCCAATCTCTCATTTCTTTTCCTTTTTACTTGCTAGGTATAATATCAACTTAGCGATGTTCACCGCTTTAGGTTTGTAGGTGGTCTTCGTCATAGTACCCAATTACAGAAGTTAGAGCTGGATGATGGGTTAACATCCTCATCCGTGTTTGTGTTGTACTCAGGGAATAGGCTAGTGTTATTACACAGGTAGTCTATTAGTCGCTTCTCGTAGTAAGTAGCAAAGGCTTCCTCTTGTTTCACTAAGCTGTCAACCTCTTCCTTAGCTAAGGCGGTTGCGTTCTCTGGTGCAAACCTGAAAGCGCCCCCGTTATCTACCGTTACTGTCATCATTGGTAAAGCCTCCATTAACGCCCAATGTATCAAGGCGGGTGTTACCCACTCAGTTACTAGCGTAGAGTAGTTGCCCGTTAGCGTTGAGCCTGCAATATCACTTTGTAGCTTCTCCAGTAGATCCGTACCTAAAACCCGTTGAGCATGGATGTCCTGAGCGATAGCAATATACTGTATGAACTTATCGCTATCCATTGACCCACTAATATTAGAGTAGGTCTTAAAATCATCTGAGCTTATTAATAGTGTCTTCGCCATTATCGGGGGTTTTTGTAGCCGTTATTAGGCATATCTTTTGGCATCATTGGTACTTCCTTAGGGTTTCGTACTCGGTAGCCTTCACGCTCTGCCTGATTAGTGCTTACTGTGCTTACCTTAGTTCCTTTCTTTTTAAAGGTTAATCGTCTCCATCTGTGGTGGCATTGAGCGCCGCCTTTGTACTTCCAGATTGAATAGGTCGCCGCACCATCTACACCGAATCCAGGATTAACAGCCCGCTTATCCATCCGCTGAATATCCTCTTTGCGGTAAATCTTATTGGCTTTCACCATCCGCTTACAGAACTCGCGGCTGTTAGCGCCTGCGCTATTCGGTGAATACTGATACCTAACGCGGTATTCCGTACCCTCTACCGTTTTATCTTGGCTGCTGTCAGCGCCTGGTTTAGATGTGCCTGTAGATACTAATTCTAGTACCTGTCTGTACATCTTCCTTAGTTGGCTCTCTTCTGGCGTCTCGTCTTCCTTCTCTTGCTCTATCTCGTCTTCGATGTCATAGTCTACCTCACCCTCATCTACTAGCTCCCAATCATCATTATCTAAGTCTTCACCTAGCTCTATAAGCTCGTCTGCTACTTCGTCTCTTAGCTCGTCCTTATCAGCGCTTAAACAAGTGCAGTCTTTACTCATTTCTACACCGCTTCCCTCTTCCTTCTCTTCATCGCTTACCTCGTCAGCGTCTACCTCAGTAAAATCTAACGGCTGAGACGTTTTAAAGTAGGTATTAAGGCTTATTCCATTAAAGGCTAGTATTTCGTCAATGGCTGATAAAATAACCCGCTGCATAGGCTTAATCACGGTATTGTCAAATAAGATAGAGGCCATCTTAATCTCGTCAGCGTTACTACCTAAGCCACCATTCTGAGGAAGCCCAAATAATAGCGGGCTTGTAACCTTATGGCTTACCATTAATTGCCGCCTTGACTCTTCACTTAAAAAAGTGTATTGCTCATGTGGGTTTGCTAGGCTTGGGTTTTCTATCGTGGCTGCCTGTTCTGCGTTGTCATTAAACGCCACTACTAAGCCATCACCCTCAGCGCCTGTAAACTTATTGCGAATCTTCATTTCGATAGAGTCCATCTCCTTAGGATCTGGCCTACCGTTATTGAAGTTGATAATTGTATTAGCGCTAAATCTGTTGTGGATATTGTTTAAGTGCATCTCTGCCATCTCAATCTCACAGAAGGCGTAATCTAACCCGCTGTTATACTCTACAGGGGAGAAATAGAAGTAGCCGCTTTTATAAGGCTTCACCATCATTATTTCTAGCTTAGCACTACCGCCAAACCCATACGCGGGTATTCTCTCTGGCTTGTTTCTATCATCTACCTTAGACCAATCATCAGCATAGTAGTAAGCTCTTACATCGCCATTCTCATCACACTTCTCAGGGCGTAAGTTTTGTGTTGGTATGTGTACCGCGTTCACTATCTTACTCTTATCCTTGTTATAGATAAGCTGCCAGAACGCACCACCTAACGTATAGTAATCATCGCAGTGACGCCGTAGATTCTCTTCCTTGAACACGCTCAGCATTTGCGCGTATTCATCTGGCTTACGGTTAGCGTTTGTAGCGGTTAACCCTTTGCCATAAATCATATCTGTAATAGAATTGATTAAGGCGCTGTTAGTAGGGCTGTCTTTAGCGTCTAACAGGTATTGGTAGAAGTCATTGCTACTTCCATACGCTACCCATTCCTTACGGGTGTCCTCCACCGCCTCTGGCTGCTCGTACTTACCTAAGTTTACTACCCTTACGTTACTCATATCGTTAAAAATTCATTGTCGTTAGCGGTGTTCTCAGTAAACTTACCATCATTAATGCTAAACTTTGGTAGGTTAGTCTGGTCGGTGCAAAATACCATGCCCCGCCAAACCATAGTAAACACGCTGTCTATTTCTTCCTCCATCTTAACAGAGTAAAATTGCCCCTCGCTAAGTGCTGTGCTGGCGTCAAAGATGACCCTAGCGGTTAAGTACCCATCTGCGTAGGTTGGTGTTACTGTGGTCTGTATTTGTTGGGCGTTCTTATCGTCTGAGTTAATAGTAACTCTGATATCACCTGTCGGCTCGAATCGCGGTATTACCGTTAGATTCTGTGATGTCGCAGAAGTGGTTAAGATAAGCATACCTAAATAACTAATGTATCTTTGATTTGTTTACAAAAGAAAAGGCGGCCATATAGACCGCCTCTCCAAACCAAATACACAAACCGAATTATGAGTTTGTACCCTGTACTACTGTTAGCCCTAAGTTAGCCATCTTAGCATCACCATCAGCCCCCGCTACTACGCAGAAGTTAGCTGGTACTTGTTCCATACCCACTAAGGTTAGGTTATACCCTGAGAAGTCACCTAATGCCGTACCCGTTGCAATGTTGCCCCCGTTTACATCCATCCCGTGATCTAACCCACACAAAAATAGGTTATTGTTTCTATCCTCTACTACTGCTAACGGTCTGTTGTAAGTCAATAGTTTAAGTTCTTTGTGGTCCTCCTTTGTCAACTTCTTGAGTGACAAGGTTAGAGTTTGCTCAAAGTAAGTAGTTCCATTTTCTCTCGAAGATGTCACCGCCTGGTCTAAGCTAGATGAGCCTTTTAGCTCATACTTGTAAGCGTTCACGCTGTCAGCACTAGCCACAATCTGATCAATCATGTCTGTATCTGTCGCATCATAGGTAATCGTTACACTGTCAATATCAGTCCAGCTAATAAAGTATACAGTCTGAATACCACCTACGGAATCCTTACAAGGTTCTTTTCGTCCTAATGTTAAATCACATGCCATTGTTTTTTCTATGGTATTAAAAAAGGGCGAGCGATATACTCACCCGCCCCTTTTGGTTAAACCTTATGTCTTCCCTTAGTTATTAGGGTTGACAATTCCGTATGTTACGATGTCCTCAACTGCTCCCGATCGTGACTGGGAAAC